CAGGATTATTTTCACTTCCATAACTATTAAATCTGCCTCTTAATTTATTTTTCAGTAATCTAAGCATTCCAATTAATGCAGCCTGAAGAAATTCAGTAGGTGTTAGTTCTATTTTTTTCATTCTTTTTTTTTAACAGTTCAACCGATAATGCTACAACTTCTAATTCGGTCATTTCTTTTAACTGATGCTTCAGCTTTGCGGTGATCCGCTCCAAGTCCTCAATGGACTGATCTATTTGTAAGTCTTTAAGAGTCATAAAAAAGAAGATAAACTATTAACTGCAAATCGTTTTCTATCTTCAATCGGTGCTGTTATCCCAAGTGTCTGATATTCGTGGCATCACAAAAAACAATAACCTGAATCACAGTTATCAAATAGATCTCCCTGGTTCTCCCCAAAATCTACTTCGCTTATCGCCTTACAACTCCGGTGAAGAAAGATAGGTTGTTGGATTCCTCTCTTGGTGGAGTTCCTGATCTGGTTATCTACCTTTACTATTGCTTTCCATTCTTCTGGGTCATTCTTTTTGATGTCTTTCCAAGTAGAGTCTCCGTGATAAGGACAAAAGGTACAACTGCTCTTTGGTGGAATCTTAAATCCGTTTTCTTTTAACCAGGTTATTACTCCGTTTCGGCTCATGGCTCGTGGCCAGTCTATAAGCCTCTTCGATGGTGTCTCTACCGAAGAAGCATACTGACAAAAGGGATAGACCATTGTTCTCCACTTCTCTTGGGGAACTTTCATCCTCATGGCTTCATCTGTAGTTATTCCTATCCATACATTAATTGGCTTCCATCGTTGTCGTGGCTTTAGGCCTAACAACTCTCTCATCTTAGCATCCACTACCATTATCTTGTATTCGTTCGTACACTGCCTCCTGAGAGCGCCTTCTTTCTGTCCTGCACCGTTAGAAGTATAGGCTGGTATAGATGCAATCCTGTGGCCGGTGGTGTTGCTATTGTTCATCATATCCTCAAACAGGTTTCCATGACTACGCCTGTAAATAGGAATACCAGTATTCTCTTGCTGCCATTGTACCATGTACTCAAAATACTCGTAGGTTTCTTTTCTCTCCCGGCCCGGATCAGCGAAGATGGCTGCTTGTGGTTTTACCGGGAACATTCCTAATGATGCCATGAAATACATAGCACTACTCTGTACTCCAACTCCAAGAGAAAAAAAAGACGGGTTAGTGTTACTCATTAGGAATTTTCATCGTTTCAATTACCCTTTTATATCCTGTTAAAGCCTTGTCTAAAACATTATTAAACTCCCACCACCATTCGATACCCATTTTGTGGTGAACGCTTAATTCTTCAATTTTCTTTTTTAGTTCCGGGTGTTGGTGCTGGCGTTTCATTTTAATATAGTTGATATGGTTTTGTTTGCGATCTCAGTTGCTCGGCTAAATCCTTCTTTCCAGGCTTCGCCTTTGGCAATTATTATCGCCTGGTCTATTTCAAGTTCCAACAATCTTCTATTAATCCTGTCAGTTTCGTCGGAAAATTTCTGAATTGCTTTTGTAATTTTTTCAGTCATGGTTTAGTTTTTAATGATTTTTAATATTAAATCTGCGCGTTCCGCCTGTCTTTCGATCATAGATAGTCACCCAATTACCACACCTATATTCAATCTTATCGGTGTAAACAATCTTGTCACATTCGTCATTAAGCCTTACAACATCTACGAACTTCGGACAACAGCAGGAACAAAATAGTAGGATCGTTAGGTATTTCAAAATTTGCTCATTTTAGTAGTTGTGTAACGAGTTTTGCAGTCCGATTTTATTAGGTTTTGTAAGCGGTCAATTTCCCAACTAATTTGTAAAACCCAATGATAATTCAGCTTTTTTAAATTGGCTTCACGGTAATTAATTAAATTGTCAACCAGGCGTTCTAAATGCTCATTCTCCCATGCATTTTTTAATCCTTTCGTCAACCCTGTCCCACTTGTAATCTTCTTCCGTTTTTTCATAAGGTTTGGCAATTCCGCCATCGCATTCACATAGTGTCCTATCCGAATTTTGCCCTGTGTCTTGGCAATAGTCGCAGTTAAAGTCTTCATAACATTGTGTAATATGATTAAACATGGTTTTTTATTAAGTGTTTGATTTTCGCAAAATTGCGTTTTTCATTTTCTATACAAATAGCAACGTCATTAAACCCGATTTTTAAAACGGTTTCCAATATTCTTAACTCGTGAATAAAGTATTTCCCACTTCGCGTTTTGTTCCTTAGTGCTTGCGTTGTTATGCCTAATTTGTTAGCCATATCAAGACAGGTTAAACTACGAATTTTCATCCATTCTGAAATTGTCATATTAGTCATGCTTTCTCGTTTTCAAGTTGATAATTTACTGCTGCGTTTACTTCTTTCATACTTGTAGGCGTTTTTTGTGTGCCTGGTAACTGTTGAAAGTCCATCAAGTGGTTAATGTACTTCCCCGCTTGGTTTACTGTTATTCCGCCTTCTATTTGCGCTTCAAGGTCAAATCGGGCTTCATCACCAAGTGTGGACGTTCCTAACAGTTGCTCAATTAATGTTACCTGTTGAGGGCTTGCGTCTAAACTATAATTTTCGTTGTCTAAATCAATAGCCTGGTTCAAGTAATCATTGACCTGTGGAAGATATTTACAAAGTCTTTTAATCGCGGCCTTTCTTACCATTTCCGGTTTCCACTCATTCAGCCAAACCGCATATTTTTCTTTGCTCTTATCCTTTAATGCTGCTTTAACGCCTTCCGATTTTGACATTATAGCGTTCAGGTCGTCAATGGTTAAAACTTCAATTTGCTCGTGCGTGTCCCATTTAGCAATTGCATAAGATTGTAATATTTCCTTTGATTTGAATTTGGGCTTGTGCGTTACTTCCATTGAACTACCCAAAGTGATTTCAAATTCATCGCCATCATAAACAGGATGGCTATAAATTTGTGTCATTCCACCTTTTACAGCTAAGTGGACCAGTCCTCGGTAACTTGGTTCTAAATAACAATCATTCACCCATCCTTGCTCGGTTTTCTTGTTCCTTGTTAAAAGGTAGGCGAATTTGTGTATAGGGTTCAATGTCAGCCCTGTTACTGCTACATTGTACAACGCCTTCAAGCGGCTAATTAATGGCGTTTTTTGTAGTTGTGGGCTGTCATTAACTAATTGTACTAAAAAGGCTGCTTCGCGTTCCCAAACCTTCTCATTTGCAAGTTTCAAAAACTTGTCTTTTACTGGTTTTAAATCTGTTGCTTTCATGGTTGTGTTTTGTTTGGCAAATATACTATTTTTTTAAATAACAAATAAATTTACTGGCTTCCGTCAACCAAGTTATCAATTCCTATTCTTGTTTCGTTCATGGTTTTGGTTTTAATTAATAAATTGATTTTACCACCAAAACCCCGCCTTTGTTGCAGGGCGGGGGCGGTGAAGTGGTTGAGTTTATTCGCCACATTCAGCAAAGTCAGCGAAACGGCTTTTTGCTTCTACTGCTTCGCGTCTTGCTTGTGCTTTTTCCGCTTGCACATTTAGGAAAGCTAATATTTTTCGCTCGGCATTCCATCCTGTCGTAAATGCAGTAATAGATTTGCCGTTGTTTCGGTTATACCTTTCTACAAAGCAAACTTCACTATCATTTTGTCCATAATATGTTACAAACCAAAAATAACAGTCGCGGGTAAATTCAATCCCTATCATTGTTGTTTCCCTTGTGATTGAATTGCTTGCGTTAATTACTTCCCTATCCCAATTGTACCTAACAAAGGATTGTGGTAAATCAATTTCATAATCAATTCCCTTTGCTTCTGCATAGGCTTGGATTTTTTCAACTGTCAGCGTGTTTTGGTCGGTGGTGGTTGTGTTTGTCATGGTTTTTGGTTTTAATTAATAATTTTTTAAGTGTTTTGACACCACAAACATACAACTATTTTTTTTATAAACAAGTATTTTTTTGAGAAAAGGTAAAAAAAATATGCTTTTAGGTGGTTTTTAGGTCAAATAAATCGTGTTATCATGCAGTTGTAAAGTGTGCCACCAAAGGAAACAGGCACAATTATAGTTCCCGCTTCATCAGTTGATAAAAAAAGTTGCCAATCTCCTGAATATTTCGTGTTTTTGCCTGTCAAAGTGGTTAAATCAATATCAAATGAACCATCAGGATTAATAGTAACCTGCTGTTTATAGGTAGTAAAAAACTTATCTGTAATGTGAAGCCAATAAACAGTAGCCGGGACTAATCCGGGATTAATGTTTATGGCTGCACATTCAGAAACGCTAATTATAAAGCATTCATCACAATCAACGCTGATGGTATCGCAAGTAAAAGACATTACTCGTTACATTCAAAAATTCCTGCTGGTCCAACTACTGGACAAACAGCATCTTCCTGGCTGAATTTAATGTTAAACGCCCAAAGTACATTTGAACTTACATCATCTTCAACCGGATTTGTCGCGGCTGTGGAAACCGTTGCATCCGAAAAATGGATGCGGGTTTCGGTTTTCCAAATGATCTTAAAATTGTTTGCCTTCTTTATACTGTTCCAAAAAGAACAATTTAAAGTGTAGGCAGGGTCAACGCCCGCAATCTCATAATCATAGGCCGTAACTGAATTTTTAGTATCGCCAAATCCTTCCGTTTCAACTGGACTGACTGCAACGCTGCCCCTGGTTTCAGGTACAATAAAAATGTTCCCGGCTAAAATAGCCGTGTTCCATTCTGCTGGATCAGTTATATCAACGAAAGTATAGTCATCTTTTACATAGGCAATTCCTCGCACCCTTCCGCCTTCGCGGGTCGGGCATTCTTCGCATTGTGGTGGTGTTATCGGTCCACACGGAGTTACGTAGTACATAATTCAATACAGTTTTTGTTAATCTTAGAAACTATTTGATAAGCTATTGAACACATGAAGTAATTAGGCGGCAACTCTGAAATAGAATTATACTCGCCATTGTAGACTTCGGGTGTGTTTAAATCAATTGCGCCCATCACGATATTGGTTTGTGTTATGTAATTTACCGTTGGCGTCCACACTCCTGGGAACGCTGTTGCAATCGCGGTTATTACATCTTCTTTATTTAATTGTAGCTTCAAGCGGTCGCCAATGATAATCATCAACATATCGCTGGTTTCGGTCTTTAATTCGTTATTTCCAAATCCTTCCTCAAAGTTACTATCTATTTCAACATCATCAATTCTATGGTAGATTTGAATAGGATAAATGTCATTTACTGTTACTTCTGTTCCTTGCCCTGTGTCGCTTACAACCATCGGTACGGTTGTTTCGTCTTCATCCGATTTGGGGATTAATTCAGCAACTGAATTATATTGCCCTTTTTGAAACCGTGACGTACTTAATAAATCAGCGGTCAAAGTAGTATTAATAAAGGTTGCTATTTCCGCCTGGTTCATCTGAACATTGTGTTTATTCCGTTTTCAAAAATGTTTACCAATTCTTTCCTTTCTGTGTCGGAAGTGTTGAATATTGGTTTGCTAAATCTTGTTTCTTGTGCTATGCTTATTGTCTTACCATATTCAGAGCGAAACCCTAAAAAATATCTTGACCGTTTCCCTGAAACAACAAAGTCATTAAATAACTTTCCGGTCATGTGCAAATCAACCTTTGACGTTTGCCGACCTTGTAATGCCCTTAATTGAGCATATCCACCCGGCAAAATTGCAAGACGCTTTCCGTTTTTTGTTACCCATTCCAGCTTTCTTCTTTTGGCTTTGCTTCCCAATAATTGATTTGCCGTTGATTTTTTGACAAAAGAACTTTTCCCTACTAAAATATCTTTTGTTGAATAGCTACCAATCAAACCCTCATTACTTGCTTCACCATCCTGAAAAACCCTATTTCCTATATTCCCTAATAATGTAACCGCACCAATTCGCGCCATCCTATCAACTTCCGTTTTATTAAGTTTTTCAAACTTTTTTGTAAGGTCGTTGATTATCTTTTTTGAATTCGATTTATAGACGGGCATCCTTAAATATTATTTCCTCATTACATTGCAAACAACAATCCCGCAAATCCAAATTTAGCCCGTTTAAGGCAATATCTAATTCACCCTCAACACTTAGTTCTAAATCAGTTTCAGCCCCTATAATTCCGCCTTTGTATTTAGCGTGAAATTCCTTTCTTAATTCCTTTGCTGACTTTAAGTCGGTAGTGGTCCATCTGTTTAATCGGTCAGAATAAATGCGCTCGGTCATTAATTCCATTCCTAACAAGTATAGAAGGGCTTGTGTGAAACATTCTTTGTTATTACATACCAAACCCTCATAACTACATTTACTCGCCATTTCAGCCGTTAAACCATAACTTTCTTCACCTGTGGTTAAACTAATCGGGCTAATAGCCGAAGTCGCGCCCTTTATCCTGCTCGAACAATTGCAAAAGGTGTCTTCTAATAGGTTGTAATTAAGTGAATATGAAGTAATTAAAGTAGCATCATAACAAATAAAAATCCTTTTAGCCGTGAAACTTTGATTTACTTGAACCGTAACCCACGTATCAGCCGTTAATGTGGCTGTGGTGGTAAATAATTCCGTTCCTAAATCAGCGTCAAATACCTTTACATCTACTCCTGCCTGCGTATTCTGCGAATAAATCTGTACAGTCTGTATAGAATGAACAAGAAGATTAGAATAAACAACATTAGCATCGGCATTATTGAATTCCTTTAATATCCCCCTATATTCGGCTGCTGGTGCAAATGTGGTAGCGGTGTCAACGTCCTGAACTGGTGCAAGGCTTTGCGTTAATGTCTTAATCTTCCACCTTTCCGCGAATTTTCCCCTTATATCGGTGTCAAACCTTTGAACCGCCCGTTTTTGGATTTCATCAAACACGCCTTGGAAATCAACCTGTTCATCGTTGGCGATTTGGTCAATACTTCTAAGGTCAACGCCTGGCAAGTCATTAATGTAAAACCCTGACAATGGTAACGGGTCCGTGCAACCCTTTACTCCTATCCAATTATTCAAACAAGTTAGCATGAAGCAAAAATAAAAAAAAGGGCCGACCAGTTGCCGCCCCTTTTTAAATTCAAATTCAACCCTTACACATTCGTAAAGTCGTAACGCAAAGAACCGCGATTGTTTCTTAGTCTATCCTGTGGCTTGTAAGCATCACCAGGAATAGTGAACAATCCACCACGTTTGCGCAAAAACACCGTCCATCCCTTCTCCGCTGATATGGAAGTTCCATAATAAGCATCGGTCAAAGTTTCGGGACAACTGTTGTATCTTACTTGAACATCAAATTCAACGGGAACAACTTCGCCATCGCCTCTATCCATTGGAAGGGCAAGAACAAAGAAACTTGAACCGTCAGGCTTGTCACCAGCTTTGAAACCTGTATTTTCCAAATATTCAACGATTTGCACTGAATTTGGTTGGTAAACAATCGCTTGGTTTGCACCTAATTCGGTAGTTGCTTTGGTGTCATGGTAAAAATCCATTCCACTTGCGAAAATCCGAGTGTTGATACCTGCCTGGTTTGGTGACTTGGCGACTTGCTGCAAAAAATACTTGAAAATGTTACCATCTCCAACTATTTGCGGCCTTCCATTTCCACCATTCAAGCGGTAATCGCTCAATACTTCGGTTTCACCTGCTCCCAAGTTATTTTGAGTGCTATCCAAAGGTAAATTAACAACTTTCGCACCCACTAATCCAGTTACAATATTTTCACCTATTGCAGCCGTCATTAATGGCCATAATTGGGAAGCAACTGCATTCATCATAGCGTTTGCACCTGTTTGAATTTGGGTAAAAATTTCACCAAGAACGCCCGTTGTCGGATTACCGATTGAAACAACTCGGCTCGCTTCATCTTCGTAGCGTGCAATAGTTTCATCATCGATCTGAAAAGCATATTGGCTGCGGAAAGTAACGTCAACGTCATGTTCAAGGTAGGTGTTTAAATTCACCTGGTCGCAAGAATATGCGCTGTCAACTTGTTCCTCAACTGCTCGTGGCAAATATTTCACCGTGATGGTGTCTTTATGCCCTGCTCGGTTGTTTAGCCTTAATGCTTCCGGCTTGTTTTGTGATTGAAGCAAATTAATAGCCCCTTGTGGGTCTAATTTTGTTTGTGGCGTTGCTTCTTGCGCCAAAATGTTGATATGACGTAACAACGCCAATCTAAATCCATCTGCCATAATAGTATAGTATTAAAGTTATTTAGCGGCCTCGTAGGCTGCGTTGGCTTTTGCGGCTACTGTGTCCCATCCGTTACTATTTCCGTTGCCGCTTGGTGCGGGTGTTGGTGTTGGTGCGGGATTTGGATTAGTTGTCGCCAATAATTTACTGGAAGATAAAACGGTGTCGGTAAAGGTTTTTAAATCAATTTCCTTGTTACCATCGAAGTATTTTGTTCCATCTTCTTTTTGTAGTGTTAAACTACCGTTTTCGTTTGTATATTTCAGCCCTTTCGAGGCTAACTCGGAGTGTACCTTATTTGAAGCAATTAAAACATTGTCCTCAATATCCATTTCGTGTGCATACTTGTAACCACGTAACAGGTTATCAATTTGCATTTTGTTCAACGTAGTTGTGTGGCTTGCGTTTATTTCATTTACCTGGCTTTGGTGCGCTGTTTCCTTTGTGGCTAAATCAGCGGTAAGGCTGTTGATTTTATCTACCAGTTCCTTGTTATCCGTTTTCCCTTTGCCTAAATCCGTCTTTAACTTTTCCTGTGCTTTTTGCAATGCAAGGGTAATTTTCTTATAGCTTGATTTTTCGTCTTTAAAATCATCTGCATTCAGGCCATACGTTGTGATGGCGTTGTTTACTTCGGCATCAACACCGTTTAAAGCAAGTGCCGTGAAATAGCTTTTTAAATCCCCGTTATTCTTAGCGGCATCAACCGACATTCGGTCTTTTCCGATTAGTCTATTAGCTAAGTCGTCCTCAACTTCCATTGTAGCGAAGTCCTTTACTTGCGCTAATTTGTCCTGAATTTCCTTTTGATCTGTTATCCCTGCCTGCTCAAATAGGTTGTTTATCAGTTGTGCTGCTAACATAAATATTGAATAAATCTAATTTTCGGTGGTTTGGATTAAATTTTAATCCTTTGTCGGTGAGTGCTTGTGCGATTTCTGACTTTGTGCTGTTTTCAGTAATATCCCCGCTGCTTTCCTTTTTCAATCGCTTTTCAATTTCCTTTTGCTTTTGGGCGATCATTTCGCCTATCTGCCGTTCCTTTTGGGCTGCATTTGCGGAAGCTTCACCATGCGGTTGAATGGTTGCAATCTTTTCAGGGTGAACTTTTCTATGCCCTGGCTCTGCTGCCTTTGGTACTATTACTTCATTTCCGTCTTTGAATGTAATTTTAATCAGTTCTTGCATGGCACAAAGTTAAAACTACATGATAACTTTTGGTTCTGTTTTTTGTATTTCTTGCCCCTTTTGTTACTTTTGCCCCTACTATGTCCACAACAAAAAACGGTATTCGCTACCATCCATCGCCTGACAATATCGAGTATATTCGCAAGACACAGGCCGAAATGATACAGGAAAAAGACGTTCATTTCGGGCTTTCGCGGGTGATTGATTTACTAATTACTAAGGTAAGAAAGTGCAAATAGCAACCGCTATAACAACTGCTCCACGTACGGAAAACTATATTGACGGGCTTTTAAAGGCTTTGCCGATTTCGTTAATGAACTGTACTGTTATTGCCGAACCTGGAAGCCATCCAACGCCAAAGGATAAAACTATAACCCACGACAAAAAAAAAGGGTGTTTACATAATTGGGATTTTGCTTTACGCTATTTGCTTTCTGCTTCTAATGCCCCTTTTGTGTGTGTTCTTCAAGATGACATTGAATTCACAAGTTCGTATTTAGTAAACAAGTTAGAACCATTGAAGTACATAGGCTTTTATTCATTTTACACACCTGTATTTTATAAACCTAAGTTGAAAAAAGACGGTTGGCAGCATTATAACAATGGATGGAATTCCGTTGGTGCTTGTGCTTTGCTATTTCCACGAAAATCAGCCGAACAACTTATTGAGCATCCAATGTACACGGATCATCTTTTAAACTATTCAAAGAATGAACAGGTGGATGCTATTGTGTGTACCACGTTTAAAGAAATAGGAATTCCAACCATGTACCATAAACCGTCCATTTGCCGCCATATTGGTGACGTTTCCAGCATAGGCCATCAAGACATGAAACATATTACAAACCCGTTATGACCCAAATACTAATAAACACCTATAATCGTCAGGCTGAATTGCTTGCCCTACTGGCACAACTTGATACAGAACCGTTGAAAGTGTCTATTAATGATGATGGCAGCGACAACAAAATGATATTTCCGCCTTATAATTTCCTGGAAATCGAATACAACTACCAGCATGGAAATCACGGCAAAGAACTTTATTGGAAAACCTGCACCAACTTATTCAAGATGGTTGACAAATCTTATGAAAGGTTTATAATGTTGCCCGATGATGCGGTTGTAGTTCCCAACTTTTTAGACGAGGCATTTAAACACTGGCAAGCAATTAAGCATCGGGCAATCGCTTTGAATATCCTGCTTCTTAAAAACTACAATTCGCCTAACTGGAACGGGCAAAACCCTATTCCAATAAAAGTCAATAAGTTTAATTTTTATCTAACAGGATGGATCGACGGGTGTTTTATTTGTGATTTAAGGCTGTTTGAAAAGTTGGAATATTATGTGGATAGCATCAGCTTAAACCGTTGGAAACGAAACCCACTTTACGGTTCGGGCGTTGGTCAAAATATGACAATGCGGCTAAATGAATTCGGCCTTTACCATGTAGATAAATCACTTGTTTTCTTTAAAGAACCATCAGCATCACAAATGAACCCTGAAGCAAGAAAGAAAAACCCAACCATTGCAGTATTATGAACAAAGTAAAATTTAAAGGAATTCCCGCACATTTTAACGTTACTAACGAACAGGACCACATCCAAAAATGTTGGTTGTCGGGCAATTTTTATGAAACAGGCCGCAACCAACTATTAACTTGGTGCTACAATAACCTTCCCCAAGGAATGAATATTTTGGACATTGGCGCAAACGTGGGCAACCATTCTATTTTCTTTTCAAAGGTCATGCAAGCTAACAGGGTCTATGCCATTGAACCATATTTGAAAAACTTCGTGGAATTGGTAGAAAATATTCACCTGAATAGTTGTGCTAACATACTGCCGTTGAACGTGGCGGCATATTGTGAAAATGATATAAAGAATGTGATATTAAAAGATGAAAACAACTGTGGCATGGTGGAGTTTTCCAATGTTGGTCAGGCTGTGGTTTGCTGTGAATTAGATAATGTTATTGACGAACAAATAGATTATATTAAAATTGACGTTGAGGGCTGCGAATTGGATGCATTAGATGGTTGTAAGGATATTGTAAACATTTTTAGGCCGGTGGTGTCAGTTGAAACAGACGAAACAGCAACCGTTTCATTCATGTTGCCTGACTACCAAAAACTGCCAATCACTTTAAATCATACAGAAACTCACGTATGGAAACCATCATAGCGGGAATGGCTGCTTTGCGCCCTCGGGCAAAGGCAATGGAAACCGCTATTAATAGTCTTTATTACCAAGTGGATGAATTCAACATTTGCCTAACTGGTTGGAAAGAAAAGCCTTTTGAGGATAAGAAAATAAACTGGTCCTTTCAGCGTGGCGAATACGGTGACGTTGGCAAATTCCGATTTGTGGACCAGGTCAAAGGCTTGTATTTTTCCTGTGATGACGATTTAATTTACCCTGAAAATTGTATTAAAAGGCTTCTAATAAGATTAAACAAGAATAGAAAATCCTTAGTCGGTGTTCATGGTTGCGATATTCAAACACCAGTTAGAAACTATTATACGTCCCGAACTATTTACCATTGTTTACATGACGTTTTAAAGACGCTACAAGTGCATATTCTTGGAACTGGTGTAATGTTATTCGATACAAGGCATAACCCGTTAAAACCGTCCGATTTGCCTATTAAAAATATGGCGGATATTTGGGTCGGTTTGTTTGCTCAAATAAACAAGTCGCCTATGTATGTAATTAGCCACAAACAAGGATGGATGAAGCAATACCCGATTAATTTAAGTCAAACCATTTACGAACTGCACAAAAAAAATGACCGCCCACAAACGCAGGCGGTCAAATCAGTTAAATGGTGCAAACCAGGTTTATAGTTTTGTATAGAGGCCTGTTTCGTTAGTAAAAATACTATCCATATCATCCCAATATACGCCCCTATATTTTGCTTTTTTTTAGTGTTTTAGACAAAAAAAGGGCGAAGCAACCAAACTCCGCCCTAAAACACTTGCCATGAAGAATTACAAAACTACTATTTTATCTTATCTTTTGCGCTTTGTGGTACTAACTTTTCGCTAACGGGAATTAACTGGTGCATACAATTCCAACCGCCTCGCCTTATTTTAACATTCTTAGCATTTGTGCCGGCTATCATGCCCTGCGGTAGTCCGGTCCTGTCATAAATCGGTACTCGTTTACCGTTTACCGTTCCTTTTACTAACTTAGGTAATTCACTTTCATGCACCCACCTTTTTTTGACCATTGCAACGCACCATTCCCGGCTATCGGCAACCTTTGTCCCGACATATTGAAACCACTTTAAACCTAAATCAGCGGCAACCGTTTCCGAATAAGACGCTGAAAACTGGTTAATACTATCCCTAACTATTAGTCCCGAATATGCACGCATCTTGCCGGGAATGTCTTTGCTTCCACGAATAAAGAAATCAATTTCATCCCTCAAATTAGCGTAACTGCTGGCACTTTTTACATTATTAAGGGCTTTGTCCAAAACTTGTTCAACTAATTCGCTTTGAATTCCCGCACCCGTTAAACTTTCAAAAGTGTTTATCCTGGCAATCTTACTGACTTCATTTAATACGGCTGACTTAGTGAATGTGGTAGATAAGGTAGAAAAGTACCTATCCTGAATGCCTGAAATAGTGGAATAGCTATTAATCAAGCCTGTTACGTTGGCTGTGTAGGACTTATTTATTACCGCTTGGTATATCTTATCCTTTAACCTTTGAACTGCCCGTAAATTCTTTACTGTGGGTTTTAAAATACCATTTCGGGTGTCTAACTGGCTAAGAAGGGCATTGATTTCCCCGGCAACTTCCTTTTCTATTCCTGGTAAAACCTTTTCAAAATCAATAACAGCGTTATCAATTTCATTCAGTAGGTCGGTTATTAGCGGCATTTAACTCTAATATTTTAGCATCAGCCATTGTAGAAATAATCTCCTTTTGCTTGTCCAGGTCGAAATTGATAAAGTCTGAATTTTTGCTTATTGCCTGTTCCACAAAATCACTTACATAAGTTGAAATTACAGCGTCTTTTTTAGTAATTGTACCCGCAAGTAAACCGTTATCAATTTCCTCACTTCCTCTGCCTGGAAATGGGTTTATATTAATTATGGCTGTGACTTTTCCCTTTGCTATTGGTTGTGTTTTAAACTGACTATTCGCATAGTCCTTTTCCTGTTCTGCTATTATTGCAGGGTCAACCTTTGCTTCACGGGCTTTGCTTACTTCGCTCAATCTTTGGTTGCTGGTTAAAATAGAAAAATCCTGTGGATAATTAAAAGTCGGCAACATCTTATCCCTGGTTTCCTGGTTTGGAACAATTACCGAATATCTATATTCATTAATCAATCCTGTGATTTTCTTTTCGGTGTTTACCGTGTGTTTGGCTACATCATAAACAAACGTATTCAGTTCTTCCTTATCTACTTCCTTAGCCTTACCACTTTGGTTCAATGGTGTTTCGGCAAGGAATTCCATATTAACCGCTGACAAGGCTTTAAAATAGTGCTTATCAATACGCTCGTCTTGTAGTTTAAGCGGGTCAACGTCCTTTTCGATATATCCTGCTGGTGGTGTTGGCACTTGCTGTTCACCGATTTTAGCTTTCTGAACTTCTATATCTGTATAGGGTGAATGCAACATTTGGCCTCCGCCTTTACATTGACCACAAACCACCATCCCGCCATCCTTTGGAATTTGACCTGTTCCCTGGCAAGAATTACACGACTGCCCACCGATATAATACATGGATGGAAATAAGTGAAGAATAACGCTACTGTCTAAGTCGTTGGTTTCCCTTGCTGCCTTGTCCAATGGTGGCAACATTTCATGAACGAAAGAATTATAAATGGGCGTTTCCTTTATCATTTCAACACTTTCACCGCCTACTCGCCATGCTGGAAATTCCTCAATTCCTAAATCGCGTTCAAAATTCAAAACAAAATAGGGTTCTACCTTTACTGGTGTCGCTGTCCAAAGTTCAATCCTTCCGTTGTTTCTTGTGATAATCTTCAAAACCTTGTCAACCCACGTCTTTTGACCGTTGCTGAACAATTCCATCCCCTTAATAATAACCAATTCATCGGCCTTGTATTCTAACAGGTCTGAACTATTTACATACCTTGCAGTAGGTTTCAAAAACTGGTTTGCTTCAACATTAAACTCGGGTAAAACATAACACAATCCATTCGGGTCAATTAATATCTTTCTTAAAAAGAAGTCAAAAACCCAATTAGTTAAACTGCCAAATACAGGGTATTTTTCAGTTGTGTATTTTTCTAAGGTGTCATTTGCTCCAATAACCGCAGGGACTTCGCTTTGTTTGTAAGAAATTGACCAATCGTTAGCCTTTGGGATTTTCTTTAACGTATTTAGAACCTTCTTCGGGATAATGGTTGTTTCGTCAACGTAAATATGTTTTCGGTAGTTCTTGATTTTTTCGGTTTCGCCTGGTCGCGTTTCTAAAATCAGCCGATTAAAGTATTTATTCAACCGCTTTTGCCCGCTTTCTTCAAGGATTTTGTGACCATCAAAATGAAACAATAGGTGTTCCATCTTATCAACGGCTTCAGAATAAGCCGGGTGTGTTAATTGCCCATTAAAATAGGGCGAAATGCTGTTTACTGTGACTTCCATTATACCGTTCTTTCAGGCGCAAATACCGCCTTATCAATCCACGAAATCGGGTTTTGCTTATTATAAAGTCTTGCCATGCTTTCATAATATCGCCTTTGGTGCTTTTGGGTTCTTCCGCCTCCCATTGAAAATGCGAAAAAAGGAAGTTTTTGGCCTGGTGTTGGGTGTTTCTTTTCTACGTTTTCCCAATAAACAGGCCGCCAATCTGTAAACTCATTCGGCTTTTGTTCTTTCTTCATTAAGGCTATGGAATAAGGTAATTCGTCAGGGACACAATTTCCAACGTGATATTTTAAAGTGACTTTTAAACTGTCATAATGCTTTCGCGCTTCCCTTATTATTTCGCCTTTTTTGAACCAAATCAATTCGCTTGAAACATTATAGTAGGTTTCGTTTTTGAATTTATACTTGTGTTTTAGTTCTTTAAGGTCACACCAGTCAGAACCATCAGCTGTTAGGCTTGATTTAGAACGATACGGCATAGCAAAATCAACGTCTTTCAGTTCTTCCAAAAGGATATTGATATTAGCTTCTTTATGTGGTAACCAAATTATATCAGCGTCTAAATACAAAGTTTCTTTAAACGGTGTTAACTTATCCAACCATACTTTCGGCCTGAAATATTCAGCGTGCCACGTATACCAATATTCTTTGGGAATTTCAATCAGTTTATCAAATGCCTTTGTATTACTTGGTAAACCACCATCAGCATAAGCTAAGGCAATAGGAATGTCCGAATGCCAACGGATAGACTGCGCCAATGCTGCCGCCATCCGTCCATATTGCGGATATCCAAGTGCAAGTATTAAAATTCCTTTCAAGCGTCTTGCGTTATCAGAACGTCAATAGACGGGTTTAACGCTCCACCTGTGAAGTTCTGAATGATTAATTGATACGTTGTGTTCGGTGCTAACATAAAAGGCTTTTGTACCCATTGAATTGTCGCTTGCGCTCCAAGAGAAAGTGCTTGAACAACGGCTGTTCCTGCTGCTGTTACTGCTGCATCTTGTGTCAATGTAAAATCAGCCGTATCCCCAACTTCAAGATTAAACCTGGTCGATGGTGGTGTTGTTCCACCTGCTCCTATTGTTGCATTTTCATTGAATGAAAACTGGCAGTTTCCCGCATCGGCTGAATATCGCAAGTTGATTTTTAGCCGTTTTGTTCCTGTTTCAATAAACATTCGGGTTGTTGCTCCACCTGCCAAACCACCTGCAACAAATAAAGCGGTTGTAAATTGTCTTTTTAATGCTTCCATTTTTAGATATTAATATGTGTCATGTCAATTTTTGCGCTCCAATTAATTGTTTTTCCTGCTTCACCTGTTACCGATATTCCCGCTGATCCCGAAAAAGCATCAACTCCCATGTTTGCGTCCCAGGCTGCAACATCTTCACCTAAAACTTGCTTGTTAATCGCTCCTACTATTGCTATGGTGGCTGCTCCAACATCTCGTTTAATGCAACCAGTTAATCTATACCCTGCTACTTCTGACGCTGCTATATTTCTTCCACAAACTAATGCTTGAATACAAACAACGGAATTGTCGCTAAGTGTTATTCCCTGTGTTGAACCTGTCCCGTCCAAAAATAGCGGTGTCGGCCCAACTACTGCCGTTTGATTTGTCAGATGAAACATCATGATTTGTGCGTCACCATTTGAAGTAAATCTAAAAGAACTTCGCGCCCATTCTCCGTATCTTGCCGCTAATGCCCGTAGTCCTGACGCCCAACTATGAACGGCTGACGCTGTTGCTACATTTCCATGAGCAAAAGAATTTGATCCGCTTGAAACCGAATTTAAACTACTGGCAACAGAATTTCCCCCGCTTGCCGTTGTGCCCTGGCCTACTGCAAAATCATAATTACTGGATGCTGTCCCGCCTCCGTCAATTTGCTTGGTGCTTTGCGCTCCTGTCCCTTTTATAAACCGTATTACTTCATCTGCATCAACCTTTTTATCTAACTGGTCGCTGTCGTCACCAATATGGAACTTATCAGTATCTTGTATGTCACCCGTAAAAGGTGGAAAATCAAAAATTGTTGGCATTATTCTATTTTTACTGCTATTTGTTCGGATAAAGTTGTAAATACAGGCAAACCACTTGATTGTTCTTCTAATTCCTGATCTGTTCCGATGATACCACTTGTTTCCTGCTCGGTGCAATCCTGTTGCTTTATTAATTCCTCTTTAAGTCTGATTTCCAAGTCAATAGAACCTAAATTCCTAAACTTGTTCCAGCTAATCTCGGGGAATTCATCGTCATTTACAAAATATTCTTTATTGCCTATGTACCAATGATTGAATAGTGGTAGCAAAGATAGGAATTTGAAAACGTGCGGTGTTTCGTTTATTATCCTTAAAAGTTCAATCCAATTAGTATTTCCCCATACTACAAATTTTTTCCCTTTGCTGTCTTGGTGTGTCAATCGCTCCTGGTCTGTGGTGTGTGGAAAGATTTTACTTTCAACTCGAACCCTCGGATTAAATCCCGTGTCATAAAACCCCATTCCGAACGCATCCTCATTATTTGTCGCGTTTATTAGATGGCTGCAACTGTGTGTTCCGTAGTCAAAAAGGTTGGAAACATAGTCAGGAACGGTATCCGCTGCAATTGCCTCAAATGTCAAATTAGTAAGGTCAAAATCTGAACCAATTAACGGGCTGTCACCAATTAGCCTAAATGCTGCGCTTCCTCCTGCCGTGATTGTTTCGGTGAATGTGCCGTTGGTGCTTCTTAAAACACCCAAAGTTCCCCCTACATTTAACTGAAAGGTGTTATTCAGCATATTAGCCAACGTATAGGTGATTTCATAAGTCTTCCCAGCGCATAGACTTTGGTGGCTGATTAACTCGGCTATTCCTACTCCTGTCGCTTTAAACCCTGCCGTTCCGTTTGCCACTTGCCACGTTCTTAGTGGTCCGTCTGACAAAATCCAGTTATTAATATCAAAAAAGCCTTGCCCAATTATTCTATTTTGACTGCAAGTATTAATGCAAGGATCAAGAACTGTAATAACATAGCAACCAGGCGTTGAAATATACAAATCCCAATCTATTGTAACAGTAAAAAAATTTCTTGTGAAGTTAAACGCTGGACTTGTGTTATCAAGTTCTGTTATTAAGTTCTGTTCATCATCACAAATAAACACTCTAAACCTATTGTCAATAGCTATCATTGACGGGTCCACAATACAGCCATCAAATGCGCTATCAACTTCTAAAAACCATGAATGAACACTTGTAGAAGTTGGTGTGTACCAAAATTCATAAGAACCATTTTGTGTTACGGTAAAACTTAAAGAAGGAATAAAATTAAGGCTAATATCTATTTCGCCTTCGGTCATGTCGCTAACTGTAAACTGGAAACGAATTGAGACGCCCTGAACCAATGTCGGTAGAAATCTAAGGTTTCCGCTTACTCCTGGTGTGTGGCAATATTTATCACCTGTTTGAACCCAATTACCACCATTTTGTTGAGGAATGCCCGCAAAATTAAAGCTATCACCGCAGGGGTCAACTTTGAATTGGAACTGCGTTATATCGCCTGTATTTACTTTTAAGGGCTTGATTTGCCCATGCAAGCAAGCATCCCGACTTCCATTAAACTCTACGGGCTGATATGGTATAATTTCAGCCATCACTTAAAAGTTTAAAACTGGTTTCTTTTGTTTCCAAAGTGTGTACTACTGAATTAATCCATCCTTTCCTTCCGTCAAAATTAATATTTTGGGATAGATTATTCTTAATTGCATTCCATTTTTCCCTTGATATTGGTTGGTTGAATTCGTAAAGGCTTGTAAAGTAATTTTCAGGATGTTTCGGTTGATAAACTCCACCGCCTGTTGTGGTTTCAACACAACTAAATTCACTACCTTCTAAAATGTGGATATCTTTAACCCTTAATCCGCCAACTATGTTTGCGCTGATTTCGATGTAATCGGTGGCATTCATATTGATAGTGGCGTTATTAGAAATTGAATACGTTGCTGTTCCTTGAATAGGAACAGGAATAGAAAATGTTTCTATTAACGCCCCGCCACTTGTCCGTCTTATTATGTCAAGTTCAAAAATTCTAACGCCCACAAATGCATTGTCGAAAGTCTGAACCTTTAAAGTAGTTGCAAAGGCATAAACTCCCGTTTGTGGCGCTTCATAAGTCCAATTAGGGTGAGAACAAATCTCGCTTGAAATACAGTAGTTTCCATTTGGGTCAGTAATTTCATTTTCAAATTGTACTGGCACTAATGGAGATGGTGCGATCTGACTTAAACCCTGAAGTCCAACACTTTTTGCATCAAATTCATCATTTCCATCACCTAAAAATAAGGCAATTGCCCCTTGAAGATTAAACCTTTCTGATACATTACTATTTCTTAATTGGTTGTTAAATCCATTAATGGCAGGACTTAGCCCCAAATAATCCAAGTTATTGGTTTGGTTCGGGCTGCCTTGTTCATATTGTATTAAGAAAAAATCATTATCGTATGTGTCGTCAACATTGTTTAAAGCGTGTTCAATTACGTTGGTATCTATTTGCCAATCGCTATTCAGGTCTAATTCCCGGTCTATATTGCAATCTCCTTGAATATTAAAGGTTTCATCTAAAAAAGTCAAAAATCTAACTTGTGGAATGTTAGTGTTTGGTGCATTAATTTCTTGGGTATCCTCGCTACCCAACTTCACGGTAGAATAAAGCAATTCGCTATCAAATAAATGAGATATTTCCTTAATATTTACAATGCTTGCCGAATTTGTTGCATCTGTAAAATAGCTTCTTTGTTCTAATCTAAATACTGGTCCAGTTGTTTGCTGTTCAACTGAAAAATAAGTATTATATTTTTTGTGGAATTCCTTGAATAATTCCTTGAATTTTATAATAGGTGCAGGGCTTCCACCTGTTCTAATATTCACCCCGTTAGTTAGTGCAATTCTTTCAGTAGTTGGCAAATTAGTTAGGAAATTAGAAGTAAATCCGACTGTTCCATCAGTCATAAACTCAATCATAAACCTGAAAACTTCCTGAATATCCCAACAACTAACTGCCCTGGTTGTAGCCAATGTAATTGGATCGCGAAAATTTACCGTTATTGTGGGTGCGGAAGTTATAGCAATATTATTTTTTGATCGTCCAACATCAATTCCCGCCTCCGTGGATTTATTGTTATTAATCCTGGCTGAAAAAGATAAATCTTCAATACTACATTCTGCCAAACATCTTTCCTTAATAGTAAACTTAATATCACTAATAAAAATAAAGCCCTGAAATATTGTTATAAAGCCATTACCGCAATCTTCTTTAATATCCAAGGCAACCTTATGGCAATAGCCGAAAAGGTCATATTGGCCTCTTAAATAAGTGTACCCGTTTCCGAAGAATGTTAGCTTGCTGTTATACTTTGGAAGAACGCCTTTTAAATCATCGTCAAATTCCAGCGTTTCCGCGAATTTATCCCATCCTATCGGGTCGTCAACAACTGTACTATCTAAAAGGAATTGAAACATTAAATTCTTCGCGGGTTTGGTCGGTCTTTAATCGCATCTGCAACCTGGTAAAACGCCTCAACTTCTTTTCTTGACGCTGTTTTAATCGCTCGTAAAAGGTTTTGGTCATTAAAGGATAATGACGCTGCCACATTATCCGCAAACGTCCCGGCAATGTTCTTTGGTCGGTTGTAGGCAATAATCTTCCCGCTATTCAAATCCTGTAAAAGTTCTTTGTTTCTTTTGGCGGCAATTCGATTTACTATAAATTCATCCCGTTCTGCCTCAACTACTGTTCCGCCCTGACTATGTAACTGACCATCAATAAATCCACCTTTTTCAAATTTGGGAAGCGGTGTGTTGGCTATTTTAATCTGCTGCGCTATTCCAAGTGCTGTGATTAATGCCGCTAATATTGGTCCGGAAATGCCCCCGGCTTCAAGTGCTTTTGTGGCTGCAACAAATGTCGAAAGTGCTGCATTGAAAACCGCCTGGTTTTTGTCGTTTGCAGCTTGTTTTCTCCTTATTTTTAATTCCTCATCTGCAAACTTCTTTTCTATGTTTTCCCTTGCTTTTGCATTATCACCAGCCATTTGAAGTTCAAATCGTTTTTGCTCCTCTAAATCCATCATCTGCTTATCCAAATTTTGACGGTTCATGTCAAATGCAATGTTTCCTAAATCTATGAAAAATTGCTGGCTACCTTCACGTATTGATTCTAGTTGCCTTGCGTATTCTTCGGCTTCGGCTATTCTTATAGCCTCTAATCTTTTGGCTTCATCTTCTTTGATTTTAATCAACGCGTCAGAATGATCTTGCATTACTTCTTCAGTTTCTTCTGCATCGCTTTTTACTTCTTTTGGGTCAATTATTTTGGCTTTTTTTCCCGCTTTAAACCGTTTTATAATACCCGTCACTCCGCCTAATGCTCTTTTTAGCTTGTTTTGTGCTGCCTCTAATTGCTCGGTAATATCCTTAAATTCCTGTAATGATTTTTTGGAAATATCTCCTGCTAATGCTTGTTGCAACATTTCCTTTTTCACTTCGCCTAATCGATTTTTCAACTCTTCAAATGTTGGTGGCACTTCTTTTGCCAACTTTTGTAGTTCAAAATATTTTATTGACGCTGTTTTAACAGTAATAGCGTGTTCATCCCAATCGCTGGTAGCGTTTTCAAGGGCTTCTTCAATGTCCTTAATCGCCTGTTCGGTCTTTTTTATTCCAATTTCTGCCCTCAATTGAGCGTCAAAGTGTGCGGCAAATGCTGGATTAACATTTGAATTCATTAAACCGAACAAGTTCTTCATGGTCTTTCCAAACCCTTGACTGGTAGTAATTGCGTTGGCTAATGTTCTGACATTTGTGGTTATAGCCTGTGTCAATCCCCTAAATGCTGCGTTTACACTATTATCCCCTTCGCCTATGGTAATTGCAAGGGCTTCCATTGCAGAGTTCATACTGTCAATATCACCTTGTAAAGTGTTTTGGACTATATCCGCCATTTCTTCGGCTGCGCCCGTTGCTCCATTTAATGCCGTTTCTAACTGTTCCACACTATCAACGCCATTTAATAAGGTAAGGAATGCCGCCTTGCTTCGCTCGTCTGTTAGTTCGGTCGCTTTCGTTAGGTCAATATTCCCACTTTTTAATTGCCTGAATGCTGCAAATAGGTCGGAAGTGTTTTTAACTGAAAAGCCTAATTCTTTTGAAAGGTCGCTATTGGCATCGGCAAGTTTAGAAAGTAGATTTTTTAGGCTTGTTCCTGCTAATGAACCCTTTAATCCGCTGTCGGCTAACTTTCCGAGTAGTGCCGTTGTCGTTTCAATTGGAATGTTGGCGGCTTTGGCAATAGGTGCAACCAGCTTCATACTTTCCCTGAAACTTTCCAGGTCTAAGGCTGAAGATGTGAAGGACTTAGCCATAACATCAACAACCCTTTGAGTTTCACTGGCATCTAATCCAAATGCCCGTAATGTTGAACCCGCTACTTCTGCCGATGCTGCCAAACCTTCCCCCGTTGCTGTGGCTAATTGTAAGGTCGCTTCACTTGCATTTAGAATTTCTTGTGTGCTAAATCCTAACTTTCCATATGCTTCCTGAAGTTGTCCAACCTGTGTGGCGGTGAATTTGGTGCTTGCGCCCAATCTTTTAGCATCATCGGCTAACTTCCTAAACTCTGCTCCTGTTGCTCCTGTAATGGCTTTCACTCTTGCCATTTGTGCCTCGAAGTTCTTTGTACTGTCAAGAATGAATTTAAACGCTTGCTGAAGTTTTTGGGCTGCAAATGCCGCAGTTAGACCAACACCAACTGCTCCCAGGACATTGGTCATTCCCTTCAGCTTATCCGTGCTTTGCTTTACACCTTTTTTGAATTTATCGTTATTTTTTATAAAAGTCTTTGAATTCTTTTCATCAATAATCCCAATCTTTTGTAGTTCGGAAATGGTGGATTTTAGCTTTTTCGGGTCGCCCGAAACTTCTATAACAATTCTTTCAAGTCCCATGTTTGCGGTTTCGCCTGTCTAATTCTTCGAGGGCTAAGTAGTATTCAAAAATTGTTAGCCGTTCAACTGACTTGTATTGCGACACTAAGTCGCCAATCGTTAGGAATGTATTAAATCTTCTTTCGTCTGACTGCTGGATAACATGGTAAAAATGTTCGCCAAATGCTCCTTTTTCACTTCCCCTGCCACTTTCAAATAAGTCTTTAAATCTTCCTGCGATAAATTTCTCAAATTTAATAACTTCTGCAAAGGCATAGTTAAAAAAAAATCGGTCACATTACCATCGCGCCACTTTTGTACTTTTTCAATTCCGTGTTTGGCATCGTAGAAACCAGGATTTTCATGTATATCAAATAACACTACTGAAGCGATTTTATAAATTACATCGGGTTCAATTATTAATTCTAATCGCTCCTTTGCCTGTAATGTCAGCTTTCTTAATCCTTCAATCTTCTTTAATACTTTGGCTAAATTAATCCCGCCCGACTTTACTGTAAATAAATCCTCAATTTCTTTTTCTGCCGTTTCCCTGGCTTCAATTTCTTGTAAAAGATATTCGCGGTCAAACCGCATTTCATATTCTTGAAGATAGTTGGATAAATACAAATACCGCTGACATGGTGTTTGCATTACGTCCTTATGGTAGTAATATTGAACGCCTAAAATTTCAGGACCTTTTTCAATGACATAGTCACTATCCCATAATTTCGCGTAATCGGTCTTTGAGCGGCCCGGCTGCTCGTTGGTCAATACCGCTTTTAATAACCGTGAAAAACCCTCTCGCATAGACTTTAATTTCATAGTTCGGGTGTGTTGGGTGCTTGTAGGTTTTCCTTCCTCCACCGCATCCGCATTTGTGATAGACATACCAGCTTCGATTTGTTAGAACTTCGTGCAACTGCCTAAAATAGTGTTCAGTCCTGCCAATGCCATCCAATAACAAGGATATATCAGCATAATTTCATTCGTTAAATCATAATACCCTATGAAAAAGATCATGCCGTAAATGGTGGATAAACAAGTAAGACATTCAGTTGTAATATCTTGAAACCAATAAGGCATTTTTTTCGTTAGGCTTGGAATGAATTGTAAAATCTTTTCTTCCCTTGTCGCGGCATAAAGTCCAACACAAAAAAGACTATTTAGAACTAATAATATTAGTAATTCGGTCATTTTCGCCAAAGATTTTTTTATCTGTTTATGTGAAGTTTCTGAAAGTTCCACCCCTTGTAATTAAAGGGAAATTTTCGCCTGCATAAATACCCATACTTGAATTGAGGATAGTTTTTGCATAAAATAGTCAATGCACTCCATGCTTCTGAATATTGCTCTTCAATTTCTTGTTTTTCCTGGCTGATTATTATTACGTTGTCCACTCGGCAAATATACTAATATAATAACTATCTATTACTAAAAACACTTTTTATGCTGCCCGTAATTGTTGCCCTTGCCAACCGCTAAAATTCTTGTTTAAAAAGTACCTGAATGTATCAAGCGCATCGGCCTGTTGTGTTGGGTCGCTTCGGTCGGTTTTGATAATCTTCTTTTCATTGGACATGCTGACGTTTTCGCAGTCATAGATTAAATCCTGTGCTTTGTGTTCGTCTAAGATTACGGTTTTGTGTTCCAATATGCCATTAACCAACACTTGATTTTCAGCTAATGACGGATTTGGAACTATCTGAATAGCTGTGTTTCTTAGTTCTAATTTAGATTGAATGATTTGGTAGTAATTAACGTTATCCTGTACTATTCCTAATTTGGCAACGCCTGAATAATCCCCGTTTACTATAAAAGGCTTCCCGGGGTATTTATTTAAAATCACGTCACACAACTTATAAATGTCGCTGTTTGGTAGCTTGATTGTTTCCAGGCATTGAATTACCTGGTGATCGTGTTGGAAGATTGAACAGCAAATAGGATTGTAATTAAAATCAAAGGAAAGGTAGTAGTACCCTGCCATTTCGTTGGTTTGTCCAACGTGGCGTTTCTTCTCAAAACTAAAACAAAACCTATCACTTTTGCTTTGGTTGGGAATGGCAAAGTACAATTCTAAAAAAACGTCATGCGGTAGAACATCACGGGCATCTTGTATTTCGGCTTCGGTTAAAACATTGGCATCGATAGCGTCCTGTGCTGTTATCTTGTAATACTTCCAATCTTCACGGCCTTTTTCAGCCATTCGCGCTAACATGTAACCCCAATTATTAACTCCCTTGACATTTCCAATAAACCTAATCTTTCCTTTCGTGGCTGTTACTGTGGACCGGATGGCAAACCAGGCGTCCTCCTTCATCCTCGTAAACTCATCTAAAACTGCTGCATGAACATCGTCACCGTAAAGGCTGTCGGGCTTGTCGGCTGACTTAAACCAAATAACAGCCCCGTTACCTAACTTTATAAATAAATCGCTTTCGTTAGTGGAAAAAAAAGGCTTGGTCTTTATAAACCGTTTCAGCCTTTTGAACATTATTTTAGCCTGGCTGCTAACTGGTGCTATCCACCAAAAGTTCTGCCCTTCTTCTCCGTGTAAAGCCTGTTCAAGTAGCCATATCAGCATTCCAACTGACTTGCCCGCCTTTGTAGTGGCTTCAACGATTACATACCTGGAATTATCATCAATGAATTCCCGTTGTTTGGGATAGGCGTTTATTCGTGGCGGTCGTGTGTATTTCAATCAATGTCAACTTCAATTTTATCAATCTTTAAATTTCCATCCCATTCTTTGCGCTCAATGTAACCCCTTTCGCGGCCTATGGTTTTGAGTGTGAAGATTATTGCGGTAGTGTCGCCATCGTTTACTTTGCTTGCTAATTTGTTTTCAGCCATATCCAAAATCCCGTTTCGGCCTTCCTGCACACAATCAGATAATTCGGGTGCGGCATCTATCCACGAATAAAGTGTTTTCCTGGTACAACTTAATGACTTTGAAGCAACCGTTAGGTTTCCAAAAGCTTTGATAACTGCCTTTTCAATAATATCGTTTGTTGGCTTTTTTATGACTGTGTAATTTTATTTATTTCCAACGTATTGAAAATGATACGTTTTTACTCCTTTTTCTCTATATCCTTCGCGTCTGTGCATATTTCCGCTCATGGGCATTTCTTTCATCATTCTCATTGATTTCAAATATACCCATTCTTTTTGCTTAATCATTGATTTGTAGATAGGTACAGATGAAAATTTTGCCATTATCTTAATAAATTTCCGTGATTTTATTAAAAATTCGGACGTTTTATTGATTAACATAATTCCCAATCCTAACCCATTATAATCCGGATGTATTACTGTTCTGTTAGAATGATAGATTTTTTTAGTTCCCTTCCGATGTGGTGTGTAGTTGGCAAAACATTGAAATCCGATTTGTTTATTATCACAAAACAATCCAAATAATATTAAATCTCCACCTGGTAGGTTTTCGCTTAAATAGTGATACTTGCTAAAATATTTCCAGGATTTCCTTCCAATGGGTTTGATGTCGAATTTGAGTTTGTCGCGTCTTTTAAAAAAAAAATCTTCGTTTTCCCGAAGTTTAAATGTTTGCTCATTACAATCAATTAACCATTCCGGATTTATCCAGTCAATAATATCATAGTGGCAAGTACATAATATTATTTTTTTGTTTTTCTTTTTGGCATATTTTTGAATACAATGGCTCATGGCTTTTGCCACCGTCCTATCGACTACTGATGTCCACTCGTCTATTACTATCACTTTTTCATTTAGTGTCATTAACAATGCGCTATGGGCGCGCGCCTTTTGTCCATTTGACAATGTTTTGACTGGCCTAACCCAACATGGAACGGTATTTAATCGTATACCGTTTAAAATTGAAGCACATTCTGAATATTCTAATTCCTTTGGTAATTGGTTTATTATTGGTTCATCCTCATTTAATTCAAAATTGAAACAATCATCCCAAATATTTTCTGCATCATAGTGGTTTTGCCGCTGCCACTACTTCCATAAACAACTCCAACATTCCATTCATTCGGCAAGTTAACGTCATTTATTTCTAAATGATGAATTGATTTTTTTTCTACATCAATATCCAAACTATCAGCCGCCATTTTACACCGAAAATTTTTGAAAACATCGCTTTTTAATGTTATTTCTATTTTGGTCGGTATCATTGAACTATTTTTACTTGTAAATTTTCGCCCATTAATTTATTATACCATTCTTCGCATTCTTGTTCGTTGGTAAATTCTATGTTTAAAAACCAACTATCCGCCATTGCTTCGCGATTGTCTTGGGGAATTTCATCTTCAAATATTTTTAATTCTTGTTCTGTAAAACCCCAATCTTTTAATTCGTTTACTTCAAATTCATTTGCAAGAATTTCAAAATCAAATTCTCCTGTATTTTTATTCAATCTTACATTCAATTCTCGCTCCTGGTCTCGGGTTAATTTTAGTTCTACCGTTGGCACTTTGTCCATGCCTATTCCTTGCGCTACTTTTAGGCGTTGGTGTCCTCCGATTATAATATCTTTCCTTTCAGGGTGCTTGTTTATGATTGCAGGGTCAATAAATCCAAACCTTTTGAGGCTTGCTTCAAGGTCTTCATGCTGTTTCTCGGTAAGTGTTCGCGGATTGTATTCGGATGGTATTAAATCCGCTATTTTGCGCTCAACTATTTTCATTCCAAAGGTCACCGATATAGGCGTCAATCATTTCGGCTGTCGTTAATATTGTTTTGCCATCGAACCAAAAGTCGCCAAAACATTTAATTCCTTTTGTGTCTTGCCATTTGAGGATTTTTTTTACTTCCCTGGCTTCTTCTTTTTCATTCATTTTTAAGGTATTTTTCGATTAATTTCTCATCGTTGATATGGTCGTTTTCGATCTTCCAAATATCAGTACCTACATGAACAGCATTTTGATTGTTTAGCCATTGGACAAATTTTAAAAGGTCTTCTTTTGGATCTGTGTCAAACATTTGTAGTGATTTTAGTGGTTGGTCAAATGGTGGTTCATAAATTGGGTGGTGCATTGTGTTTTTATGCAAAGATAGCGATTATCTTAATACGTCCAAATGCTGACGGGTGCTGCGCCTGAATAACCGATACCTAAATGAACAAAGTTCTTTTTTCGGTTTATTCCTATGCGAGTAAATCCTACTTTGATTGCGGCTTTTACCAGTTTAAAGGTGTATTCACCGCCTTGTGACTTTACGTCAACTGCTGCCCCGTAGGTGTGTTCACCTGGCTTGTCTTTGGCGGCTTCTATTGGGTGTTCAGGACTGCGATAGCTTGAATTTAAGCTAATCGGAAGTCCTAATTCTTCTCGTGTGTCATCCAGCATAGATAACAGGGTTTTATCCATCTTATCAAAGTCGCTGAATTCTGATGGTTTAAAGTATTTCATTTTCCCTATTAATCTCTTTTCTATGGTACAATTTTTTTCCTTAATACGTCTTTTCGTCTGTTACTTCAATTTCATAATGTCGTGAAAGGTGGTCGCCCAATGCTAATACATAGCTTATTCCGTTAGGGTTTACGCTTATTTCAACTACCATTCGCTCCATCTGTTCAGGATCGGTTCTTAAAAACACAAACGTCCCGATATTGAACTTAGGTCGGGCGTGTTGGTATTCAACCCTTATTTTTTGCTGGACTTCCATTCTTAAATATAGCAATAATTTCGGGAATGAAGGTAACTAAAAAGCCAATGATTTTTAGAATTAGCCCAATGTTGTACCACTTTAATTTCGGAAAAGTCCCGTCCTGTTTTAGTATTTCAGTTGTAAAAAAATTTATCAATTCTTCCATTTTGCGGATTGCCTCTCTTGACTGATTTAAAACCGCTTCCAGGTTGGATTTTTCCTTTAACAACCCTTGGATTTGCTTTTGTAAACTGGTGTTGTCGGACAACCTGGTTTCCTGTTCTTTTTTTAGTTTGGCTTGTAAGGTAGATGTCATTCCCTGTTCCTTTCTTAACAAGGCGTCAACTTCCTTTGCCGATTTGTTGGCTTGGATTAATTCGGCTTCTAAAACTTTGGCGGCTTTTTTCATTGTTGTTGATTTAATAGGGCTTGCATTGCTCCTTTTGCTTCCCTTATTTGTCGATTTCCTTTTATAATTTCAGCCAATCCATCGCTATAATTTCGGATAAGGCTATCAACGTCTATTCCCGGTGGCTTTGGAAGTTGGTTTAAATGCTCTGCAATGGTTGATAGATTTTCGGTTGCATCCTTTACCTGGTTGGTTCGGTTGTCAATTCCCTGAAATAGTTGGTTTAGCTTTTGCTTGATTTGTTCCTGCTCCATATTGCTTTTAGATGATTAATTACATTGAAATATCTGCTGAAAATTACTGTACTGAATAAAGCAAATACAGCATATTTAATTCCGCTTCCTGTGTCAACTATGTTTTCAGCCATTGCCGCTATTAGGAAGGCTAAAAATGCCCCTATTAATGCCCTGCCTAATTCTTGTGAAAGGAAGTAAATTAACAATGCATAGGCTATTACTATTAAATCCTGGATGTGCTGTTCAATTTCACCTGTATAGATTAGGTTTATGTGATAAACCAAAAAATGAAATACAACAAGTGAAAATATTAGAAAATTTTGCCGTTTCATTTTTTTAGTTCCTTTTGGCATCAAAAAATTACTTTGCTTGCTGTTTTAATCATCCACCTTGTGACTGATGTGGCTATTATCGTGATTGTTAGCTTCTTTTTGATCTGCTTATTTTCTTCTTCTGAATGTCCGTTGGTTCTTATTTTTAAATCATCCACTAATTGACAAAATTTGTCAACTTGAATTTCAGCTTTTTTGTAGCGGTTCATTACATAAGTTTACTACGAACTTCCAATGCATCTGTTGCCTTTCCCGCAAATTTTACCAGCTTTTTATATAGGCTTTCAACTCTCAAAAATAGGAAAATTACAGCCGTTGTTAATGTTCCAATCATTGCAGCCATCGAATAAAATAAAAACTCGCACCCTTCAGGAATATATTTAACTGCTTCAATGTCCATGAATGCGAAATTACAATTTATAAAGTGTCCCCGATTTCTATTTCAAAATATAGCTTCATGTTTTTCCAAAATGTGGTGTCTGCCCACATTGACGAATCTGCTTTTTGTTCATAGGCATTCATTTGCTCAACCAGAGTATCCATTTCAATTTCCTGTCCGGATATGCTCGAACAAAACAATAATATCATTACCAATTTTTTCATTTTTTCTTAATAGTTCATTGTTTTCTTTAATCGCTGCCGATGCTTCCTGGTAGTCGTCTTCCAGGATTAATAGGTGCTTTTCATTTTCTTCTGATAATTCACACCTTTCGGATGCCTGCTCTACTCGATAATCTAATAGTGCCCCTGTGCCTAACGATCCACCACCTGCGCCCAAAGCTCCTGAAATAATTGGAATTATAATTGCTTTATTATCCATTCTCAAAAGTAGGTATTATTAATTGCTAATATTTTTTGCGGATCAAAATAATTCTAATTGTGATTTTTCAGCAATTACGCTTTTTAGATTACTTTTTGCAGCCTGAAAATAGCTTTCTTTTAATTCAAATCCCAATCCTTTACGGTTCATTTTAACGGCTTGGTATATTTCGCTGCCAATTCCCATGAATGGCGTAAATACTGTATCTCTCTCATTGCTCCAAAGTGCAACGCATCGTTCAATCACTCCTATTTGAAGTGGACAAATATGCTTTTCATCTTTTTCCATCGTTGCATTCCTCCAACCATTTAATACATCCGTTCGCCTTATGTCCATCCATACAGGACTTGCCCACTTTTGCCAAGTATCTAATGGGAAGTTATTTGCGTTTAATGATTTTATAGGTGTCCAATCTTCTGTATTCCCCTCCCATTTCCTGAAAATAGTAATATATTCCGGCATTCCTATTCCTGTATAACTGCTATCACTTTTAATTGTCTTATACAAAAGTCGTTGTGTTTTGGTTCGTTGCATCTCCAGTACAGGATCAGTCCAAATGGTGATTTTTGAATGGTATTTGAAACCTGCCGCTTCCATTGCTCGATGATATTCTCCGGTGAAATCGTGCATTCCTGAATATCCTGAACTTCCTTTATATTTTGCCAAATCCTTTGAATGTACTGCGACTAATCGTCCCGGTTTTATAATTCGATAAAGCTCCTTTAAAAGGTATTCCGTTTGCTCAAAAAACTGATCATTTGAAACACAATTCCCCATATCCCTAATATTATCTGAATAGGTAAATAATGTTGAAAACGGAGGGCTAAAAACACTAAAATCAATACTATCCGTTTCAACGTCTTTGATTAATTCAACACAATCTCCCTGAATTAAATGATAGTCATCTGTTTTTACTTCGATCTTTTCGTAGTCTGATTTTAGTTTAATTTCTTTCATGTTTGCATATTTTACGGTTTTGGTCATTAAATTATCGAATGCTTCTTGTTTTTCGCGAATTGTACCGATTACATTTTGCATTGTATCGGTTGTGATTAAATAGATATTAACTTGGTTCTTTTGCCCGAAACGATACGATCTTCTAATTGCTTGGTATAATCCTTCAAATGAGAAGTCAAGACTTGCAAATATTTGATTATTGCAGTTTTGATAATTCAGCCCGAATTGGGCAATCTTCGCTTTTGTAATTAATACCCGAAAGTCATTGTTTGCAAATCCCAAAAGATGCTTTTCTTTTATTTCAGGCTTGTCATTTCCTCTTACTTCTACTGATCCTGGAATTAACTTTTTAATATAATCTGCTTCCTCATTTTGTTTAACCCAAATTATAAATGGTTCGGTTGAATTATTTGCTAATTCAGCTGCTTTATTCAATCGCTCAACTTTTGACCTTCTCAATTCCTGATTGAAATTGGTTGCATTTACTGATACATCATTAAATAATTTCCCATTTTCCGCTTTGTAAGTTTCAATTTCAAACTCTTCCATATTTAACGGTGGAAGGTCATATCCTTCACCTTCAAACCCTATATCTTTTGGCGTTCTTAATACGGTTGACCAACTTCCAATCCATCCAAAAAAATCAATTTCAGCATGACCTTTCAACCTATAATTATTCATTCCTTCATCCCTAACAAACCATCGCATTCGCATATCGGGTGCTTCCATGATATTTAAAAACTCTGAATGGTTACCAATTTCATTCAGGTCATTTGGTGCAGGTGTAGCGGTGCAAGCAAGTTTATAAGGTGTATTTGCAAATTGGTCAATGATCAAATTTTTGTATTTTCCTGTGAAGTTTTTTAAAATACTCGATTCGTCCAGGACAATCCCGCTAAAAATATCCGTTGCAATATGCTCCATCTTTTCATAATTCGCTATCATCAGCATCGGCAAATGATTTACCGTTGCCATTGCTTCATTTCCTTTGCTCCATCGCTCTATTTCAATTCCGAATTTCGCGCCCTCCTGAATTGTTTGCCCTGAAACTGCCAATGGGCAAAGTATCAATACTGGCTTTTTGGTTTTAATCGCCACCTGGAGCGCCCATTCAAGTTGCATTATCGTCTTTCCTGTGCCGCAATCTGAAAATATTGCATATCGTCCTGCTTCAAGTGCTTTTGTTACGCAATGTTTCTGAAAAGGAAATAGATTATCATTTAGTTTTTCAGGTGTGAAACCTGACTTTTGCAGTTTGGTTTGCTTGCTGGCAATAAATTCATCGTAGGTCATTGTGTTTTGTGTTTTATTTGTGCAAATATAGTGTTTATTTTTATACCTTTTGTCTTTTATTTTATCAAAATCAATTTTGCAGTTTCACCTTCCGTTAGTTCCTCAAATGTGGCTTCGGTTATTCTCCATTTTAGCCTCCATAAATCCGTTGCAAATCCTTTCACTTCAATATATTCTATTATGCCGTTGGTCAATTCAGCGCGAAAGTCTATGTAATAAGTGCAAATCTTTTTGTCTTTTACTTTTAGTCTAAATGGGTGCTGTCGTGTCCATTGTTTGACTTCTCCTGCCTTAATTCTCCAATCTAATTCCATTGCGTAGGCTGCTTCTTTTTTGCTGTGATAGGTGTAGCCATTATAGGTCGCTCTTTCAGCGTTAAACTTGTTTCGCTTTGGATAACTTCTAAATGGCTTCAAAACATATTCATCAAAAATTCTTCCTCCCTGTGTTGATAGCTAAAATCAGGCATCATTATCTGCTCGGAAAGTCTGCCGCCTGGTTTCCTTTTTCTTGGTTTGAAGTTTATATCTTTTGAAAAATACCATAGTCGACAAACCTTCCATCCGTCCTTTATACTTTGCCAAATTTGGTGATAGCTTGCGGTTGTTTCTTTTTCGGCTTCTGCTATGCTTTTAAATTCCTTTATCATGTCCCCATCTGAATTGAATTGATAAACTGCCATGCTTTTAAATTCGTGCTTTGTTTAATAAATTACCACTACAATTAGCATTATTAAAAATGCTACCCATATCCAATATGGGTGCTTTGGTTCTTTGGCTGTGTTTCTGATGGTGTCCCAATTGTGGTTCATATTAGTTGTTTTTAGTTATTAAATGTGCTTCGACTATTTCTTCATTTTCACGTTCTAACATTAACGGGTTTTCTTCGGTGGTGGCGTTCATCCATTCCAATAAATCCACTAAACTTTTTCTATTTGAACGCTGTGCATATCTTAATACTAACGCCCGCTGCTCATATCCTATCCCCATTTCGATTAGGTAGGTGTCAACTGTTTTGTTTTTTCTCCTAAGTGTTTAGCTTCTTTAACAATGTATTGTGTATTTTAATTCGAGCTTTAGTCGTTCTATTTCAGTATTAGCCTTATCAATGTAGTGGTTTAATCTCGCTATTCTGTTTCCAACCCAAGCAGAATTATCCAAGCAATCTTTCGCCCACTCATTCATTTTCGATTTTTTATACCGCTTAGAATTATCTCTACCATTCACTTCTTTTTTCAACTTCCTTAGTTCTGAAATACCTTTTCTAAGTTCTACAATCCTGTTTATTTTTTCGTCTTTTGTCATTTCAATATCATGCTATTTCCTTTTTAGTTTGATTTGATAATTGAGTTGCTTCTTTAATTGGCTTGCTGACTATTCCTAAGCGTTTAGTGCGGTTGCGATTGTTTGTAATTGCTTGCGCCTAAATTCTCGCGTTCTGTCTTGTTTTATTAGTTCGGTGTTGACCTTTTGCATCGTTGTAATCGTGTTCAATTCCTTTTCTGTCAGTTCGTTTCGCTCCTTTTCAACTCCCGCCATTTCACGAATTATATTAGCTTCATTTATGTAAAGCGTGAAAGGTGGCTTACGGTTGTATAGTTGAATATACTTGTCTAAAATGCAAGCGGTCATTTGATTGTAATAATCACCGGCATCGTTTCGGCTTTGAATAAGTCCATCCAAAACGTAGTCTATTACAATGCTTTTAAATTCAACGGATAGCCACATGGCAAAGTCAATAAATAATTTCGGGTGCATCCATGTTCCAGCTTTATCACCTTTGCCCCTTATCGCTTTTAGCGGTTTATTAATGCCTTCTTTTTCTAATTGTTTTACGAATTCCTGAACCGATGAATTATTTTTATAGTTCTGTAATTGCTTTTTTTCTCCAGTTGTTTCGTTGTGTCTAATTAATAGCGTATTTGCGCTAAAATATCCGTCAGCCGTTCTTTGCATAAATCCGTTTGCCCGTTTCATTATTTGGTTTGTTTTCATAATTAATTACCTTTTGCTGTTTTTCAACGGTCAAAGGTAATTAATTTACAATGCAATTATTATAATTAAGCTATTTTTTTCAACATTCTTCATTTACAGGCAATGTAATATTCAAAAATTCGGCTGTCCAAATGCTGATCTTTGTCAGAAATTCTGCAAATTCTTCAATGTTTAATCCGCTTGTTGATCGCGCTATTTCTATTATATTATTCTTTTCATCAAGCGTGTAAAATCCGTCATCGTCTAAAATCTCTTCTCTCAAAAATTTCCATTTTAATATTTCTTTTATCTTGTGCGTATCGTCTCCGGTGAAGTCGCCAATTATCTTGCACCATCCATGAAGCGTTCTGTTTTGGCGGTTGGTTCGGTTGTCTTTCCACTTCTTAACAGTCAATTCTATTTCCTGCCCGTCAAATTGCCGTAATGCTTCCTGCACCTTTCCAGGATTTAGAACAAATTTCCCGTTTTTAAATTCTGTTTTTACTGATAGTTCCATTTTCTATTTCCTGGATTGCTTTAAAAATCTGAAATGCTACTTGTGGCACTATTGCATTGCCGTATGCTTTTATGCTTTCGTTTCTCCATTTTGGAAAGGTAATAGAACCCAGTTTTTTGGGTATCCCATCATTTCTTCCACGAAGAGGGGGTTCAGTTGGGAAGTTTTCCCACCCGAATCCCTCACTCTCTTCGGTATGCTGTCTTGTTTTCTCTTCCCCGTGTTCTTCCCTGGGTGATCGCTTGCATTCGGTGTTGGAAGTAACCCTTTCTGCTGTAGTTCGTAAAATGCTTTCTCCGTGTCGTGATTGCTTTCCGGGTTTATCATTCCTCCCCGTTCCCCGAATGATGCAGTTATTGTTGGCAACAAACCAAACTCTGTCCCTTCTATGTGGCGCATTGACGGAAACAGCTGGAAGTATAAACGGTTGTACTTCGTACCCTTCAGCTTCCAAGTCAGTTTGGATTTCATGGAATACCAATCCCCCATTCCAACTAACAATTCCACTAACATTTTCCCCCACAACGTAGCGCGGCTGAATTTCCCGTATTGCTCTAAGCATTTCCGGCCAGAGATGGCGGTCATCTGCTGTTCCAAGTCTTTTTCCTGCGTGGCTGTACGGTTGGCAGGGAAATCCTCCTGAAATAATATCAATTGCTGCATGATATTTTTTAAAATCTGTTTTTGTTATGTCGGTAAAACATTCGGCATCAGGCCAATAATATTTTAAAACCCGTTGCCCAAATTCATTCCATTCACAATGAAAGACGTTCTCCCATCCCATCCATTCAGCGGCTAAGTCAAATCCCCCTATTCCTGAAAATAGCGAACCGTGTTTCATTGTTTATTCTCATTATAAACTTTTTCCGCTGCCTTTTTTGTGGCGTGCCTGGATAGCGTTGTAAAATATCCGTGTTTCTTAATCCTGGCTATGTAATCCCCTGCACCCGTTTTAAATACGCCTTCTTTGTATGCCCAATCCGTGACAAATCCTTTCTTCCTTTTTTGGATCATTGCAAATTCCGTGTACTTCATTGCTGTTTTTAAAGCGTTCTAATCAACTTTGTTTTTCAATGGCACATTCACCCGTCAATTGGAATTGATCGCGTTAAACCTGCTAAAATTAGCCCTATGAGTACAACTACTATTAATGCCCACCAACCGATACTTGAAATGATGTTGAAAATATTCGGCTTCATATTTTTCCAAAATTCATTACCCTCTTCCCCATGTAGCTTGCAGAATGCGTAATACATCAGGCACGCGGGTGCATAAAATAAATGAAACAAAATTGACTTTCCTAAGTTGGTGACTGCTTTTAGTGTTTTCATAATAGTTGTATTTGATTTTATAATAAAATAATTTCTGCTTTTTTAATTAGTTCATGTATCTTTTCTGATGGCCTTTGCTGTACTTCGTAGGGTTCGGGTTCTTCTTGATGTTCATGGAAATAGTAAGTGATTGGTTCATGATCAAAGCTTTTATCAATTCCATCAACTATAAATATTCTTGCTCCATGTCTGAACTTACTGCCCTTAATTAGAACGTGATTAAAATGGTATACTATCGGGCGTTGTTTGGTCATAATCTTTAAATCGTGTGTATTCTTTGTCAAAATGAATTCTTATCCCGAAGTCACCATTTGCTAATGCTCCGTTCCTGTTTTTAGCGATCATTAATTTGGCTGCTCCTTCTGTGCTTTCGTTGTTTCCATCTTCTAAAATGCCGTAATATTCCGGTCGGTAAAGGAACATCACAATGTCTGCATCCTGTTCAATGCTTCCGCTTTCGCGCAAATGGCTAAGTTTTGGTATTTTATGTGTTTCCTGTTCAACTGCTCGACTAAGTTGGCACAATGCGATAACAGGAACTTTCAATTCTTTGGCTATCTCTTTTAGCGTTCCTGATATTTCCGTTATCTCCTGCTCCCGTTGGCGTTTGTCGCCTTTCATTAGCTGTAAGTAATCCACAAATATTAGTTTAACCCCTTCCTTTCTTACCATCACTCGCGCCCTGTTCCTGAATTGGTTTATGTGAAGTCCTCCGGTATCATCTACAAATATCGGAAGGTCTAATGGTGCATCCTTCATCATTTTTATTTCATCGTCTAATAATCCACCTTGAAAAAACTTCCTAAGTTGAAGATGATAATGGATCGACTTCATTCTTTGCGCTACCTGAAGTGCTGACATTTCTACGCTGAACATTCCAACCGAATAACCTTGCTTTGCTGCGTTCATTGCAAAGGCTATCATTAATGCGGTCTTTCCCATGCTTGGCCTTGCTGCAAGTATTATTAAATCGGTCTTTTGCCATCCTCCGGTGCGTTGGTCAATGCCCCTAAATCCTGAACTAATGCCGGTGGTTTGCCCGCTGTTGAATTGTTCAGTTACCTTTTCATCGTGTTCAATGCTTTCTTTAAATACTTCATCTAAGCCGGTTGTGGTGCGTTGTATGTTGTTTTCAATTAGGTTGGTTAGGTTGGTTTGTGCGGCTGCAATTAGTTCAAAGGCATCGTCTTTATTGCCTACTGCGGTTTCTATTTTTTGCCCGACTTCTAAGGCTGATCGCTTTAGATATTCCTGAACTAATATCCTGGCGTGATATTCAATGTTCGCGCTGCTGGCTATTCGGTTGCTTAATGTGGAAATATAATATGCACCACCTACCGTTTCAAGTTTGTTCTTTTTTCTTAATAGTTGTGATACCGTTACAATGTCTGCACATTCCTTTTTCTTTTCCAGTTCTTTGATTGCTCTGAATATTTCTGAATTGCCTTTGTAAACGAAATGGTCAGGCTGAAGGAAGTTTATTCTTTCGTCTATTCCTTCCAGTAGGATCGCTCCTAATACGGTTTGTTCAAGTTCGGGTGCTGATGGTATCATAATTTAATCATTGGTTTGTGTTCGGTTTCCTTCATGTGAATAATCGTGTTATTTAGTTTTGACTTCCAGCGAATTATTTTATTATCTAATCCATCCTTCCAGTCGTTTTCAATCCAGGCATCATATTTTAACCCGTAATGTAAAGGATCAACTTTTTTGTTTTTAGATATTCCATAATTTACAAATTCTTCGCGTGTGGGTATATCTTTTTTTTCTTTTTCATTATCAGTTCCATTTTCATAAACCTTTTCCTTTTCCTTTTCCTTTTCCTTTTCGGGTTTTTTGGGTTCGGTTGGGTTCGGTTGGGTTATTTGGGTTTCCAATAAACCCATTGGGTTATTTGGGTTCGGTTGGGTTTCTTTGGGTTTTTTAGGTCTTCCACCTTTCATTCCATTCAGTCGGTTTGCATCGCACCTGGTTTCCCATTTTTTTAGGTCCAGTTCAAAATGCGTTTTCATAAACATAAAAGCCATAAAAACAGGTGACGTTTCTTCGGGCTGTGTTCCGTTGATATGGTATTGAAAAATTGCATCTAATAGCCTGCCTTTGGTTTCTAAGTCCAACCCTTTAATTGGTGGGTAAAAAGAGTTATAAAGTATAAATGATTGTTTTCCCTCCACGGCACAAATATATTAAGTTTTTTTAAACAAGTGTTTTGAAAAAAATATTACTTGGTCAGCCCTAAGTAATTGAATAATTTGTTTTTTGATTTAACCGATAACGGCCTGTGCCCGTTCAAAATATAGCTAAGATAAACCCTGCTAATACCAACCTTTTCGGCAACATGGCCTTTTTTTACGCCAAAGGTTTTTATCATTGAATTGATTTTATCTAAATCGGTGGCTGTGTTGTTCATCGCTTGCAAATGTATAATTATTTATTTACTCACCTTTTCAATTCTTCAATACTTTTTAATTCTGACTGTGGAACAAAAAAAGCAGGTCGACCTGTTCCAGGGTCTTCCCAATACTTGTCCTGCTTCCCATCCTTAGCTAATATCCATCCTTTAATTTTAAACTTTGGAGCTTTACCCATTACTAAAATACATACCCTATTATCGTCATCTTTTGGGTGTAGCCTCAATCTTTTTTTTTCGACATCAACCGTTCTTACTTCTATTAAAAATCTTTCTATATTTACATCAACCGCTAAAAAATCATCCATATTACCACTCCAAAACACATTGAAAAACTTAGCTACTGCCATTTCACCACAAGCTCCTTCAATATGATCTCCCCACCGATCAGGATTATTTTCACTTCCATAACTATTAAATCTGCCTCTTAATTTATTTTTCAGTAATCTAAGCATTCCAATTAATGCAGCCTGAAGAAATTCAGTAGGTGTTAGTTCTATTTTTTTCATTCTTTTCCTTTAAGCAGGTGATTGATAATCCTAATATCTTCACTTCATGGTCTGCCTTTCCTTTTAACTGATGCTTCAGCTTTGCGGTGATCCGCTCCAAGTCCTCAATAGACTGGTCAATTTGTAGGTCTTTGGTGTTACTCATTAGGAATTTTCATCGTTTCAATTACCCTTTTATATCCTGTATCATTTTCATGATTTAAAGCCTTGTCTAAAACATTATTAAACTCCCACCACCATTCGATACCCATTTTGTGGTGAACGCTTAATTCTTCAATTTTCTTTTTTAGTTCCGGGTGTT